TTACGGACACAACATTGGATTATCAGCAGTGTTCCGTCAACCTAACGCAGATCATTCACACTGCCATTTACTACACGGATACAGTCTAGCATTTACATTTACATTTGGATGTGATGAACTGGATAACAAGAACTGGGCAGTAGACTTTGGAGGACTAAAACCTTTGAAGGCGTGGCTCGAAGATAGTTTTGATCACAAGGTAGCAGTTGATTCAGCAGATCCTGAAATGGAAACACTAAAAGCACTAGAGGAAAAAGGACTAGCAGAACTTAGAATCTTCGACGGTGTTGGTGCAGAAAAGTTTGCTGAACACGCATTTAATTTTGCAGATAAACTAATACGTGAAGCAACAGACAATCGTTGTTATTGTGTACGAGTAGAGTGTGCAGAACACGGAGCAAATAGTGCAATCTATGAAGCATAAAATTAGAATTATAGCAGGACCTTGTCAGCACGAAAATCTAGCAGACAGTTTAGAGATTGCAAAAGAATGTAAGCGTGTTTGTGATAAGCACAACATAGAATATATTTTCAAAGCAAGTTATGATAAAGCCAATCGTTCCAATCTAAAGGGTATACGAGGACAAGGACTCGTTAAGACCGTAGAAGACTTTGCGGAACTTAAAAAACAGACTGGCGTAAAAATTATTACCGATGTTCATAATGTAAACGAAGTTCTTAAGATAGGAGCCTACTACAATGACATTATTGATGTGTTACAGATTCCTGCGTTCTTGTGCAGACAAACGGACCTAGTCCGTGCTGCGGTCAAGACAGGAATGATAGTTAATATTAAAAAAGGACAGTTCCTTGCACCGTGGGATGTTGAAAACATTCTATCCAAGACGGAAGGTGCCAAGGAAGTGTGGATAACAGAAAGGGGAACAAGTTTTGGATATAATACTTTGGTCACTGATTTCACTGGCCTTCAGTTTATGCTCGCTAATTATAACGTTCCCATTGTTTATGACATTACGCACTCCGTTCAAAAACCCGGAGGTATGGGCACTAGCAGTGGCGGTAATCGTGAGTATGTGCCTGGCTTGGCTCGTGCTGCATCTGCAATGGGTGTGACGAACTTCTTCTTAGAAGTTCACAAGGATCCTGATAACGCACCGAGCGATGGGCCGAATGCATTACATTTAAAAGATTTCAAAACAGTTGTCGCAGACATTGTTAAATATTCTTATACAGGTTAGGAAGATGGTTAATGGTATTCGACAAATCAAAAGAAACTAAAGAACAACGTAAAGCACGAAAAGCACAGCATCGCGCAGCAGAAGAAGCACGTAAACTTGCTACAGCAGTACAAACAGCAGACACTAACGTAGAAATAAATGTTCTTTGTGTTCGTTTTGGTAATAAGTATGGTCAAGATTATGTTGTAAAATTAAGAAATATGGTAGAGCGGCATTTAAACGTTCCTTACAAGTTTTGGTGTTTAACTGACGATCCTAAACCTTTAGAAGGTGTTACTAATATTTTAAGATCTAATCAAGGATATAAAAAAGGATGGTGGCATAAAGTACATATGTTTGCTCCTGATATTCCAATTTCAGGAAGAATATTATATATGGACCTTGATGTTGTGATACATAATAATATAGATAAATTAGCAACTATGTGGAGAGATGATTTCGTAGGTATTAGAGATTTTAACAGAAAGTTTCATCCAGGATATAGATACTTAAATAGTTCAGTTATGGCTTGGAATACAGGTACACAGAATTATATATACGAAAACTTTAAGGCAAATCCAGATAATGCAATGCGTATGGCAGGTGATCAAGACTGGACTTGGGCACAGGCGAAGAAAGTAATAAAGTTTTGGCCAGATAAATGGATACAAAGTTATAAGTGGGAAATTAGGTCAAGACAAGAACTAGGAATGGCACACGGAGTAAGACAGTTTAAAACTGATAGGGATGATGTTAAAACAGATCCAGAATGTTGTATTGCTGTTTTCCACGGCGAGCCTAATCCTTCACAATGCAGAGATACATTTGTATTGGATAATTGGAAATGAAACAAGATACATTTATAAAAGAATATCACAATGCGTTTGATGAAGCATATTGTAAAAAAGCAATAGAAGTTTTTGAGATGTTTCATTCTCAAAGGATGACTATTGAGCAAAACAATATCAAGAAAAATCAAGACGACAGAGTAATGTATGATTGGGCGCCAGGCAATGGCATTCAGTATTACGATCATCAGTTCTGTCAACACTTTTTTCAAACGATTCACAAGTACTACGATCAGTATGTCGGAGAGTATGATATATTAGAAACTGTAGAAGGGCACAGTCCAAAAGGAATGTGTATTCAGAGAACAGGTCCTAAACAAGGATACCACGTTTGGCACGTTGAAGATGGAGGATTAGCAAGTTGTAATAGACTAGTTGCTTATACACTCTATCTTAATGATGTAGATGAAGGTGGTGAAACAGAATACTTATATCAGGGTGTAAAAGTAAAACCTGAAGAAGGTAAGTTAGTATTTTGGCCTGCTGGATATACTCATCCGCATAGAGGAAATCCTATCTACGATGGATACAAATATATTATAACTGGATGGTATACTTATGACTCGTAGATTTATATTCGACGTAGACGGAACACTCACACCTAGTAGACAGGAAATGGATCCTGAGTTCCAACGTTGGTTCACTAGTTTCCAAGAACATAATTTTACATATCTTGTTACAGGTAGTGATAGACTTAAAACTCTCGAACAAGTAGGTAATATAGTATACAACTTTGCTAACAGAGTATACAACTGTTCCGGCAGTGATGTTTGGGAACAAGACAAAAATGTATATACTAGTGAGTGGACACTTCCTGAAAAAGAAACTAAATTTTTAACACAGTGTATGACTGAAAGCGAATTTGTTTTACGCACAGGTTTACACTTTGAGCATCGCCCTGGTATGTGTAACTTTTCAGTTGTAGGACGTAATGCAACACTAGGTGAAAGAAAATTATACGTAGAACACGATGTAAGAATAGATGAACGCAATAGAATAGCAAAAGCATTTAATATAATGTTTCCAGACTGCAAAGCAGTAGTTGGAGGCGAAACAGGCATTGACATATTTCCAAAAGGCTGCGATAAATCCCAAATACTTAGAGATTTTGATCCTAAAGACGAATTACATTTTTTTGGAGATGCTATGCATCCTGAAGGAAATGATTATCCATTAAAGAAAGAAATCATTGACAAAGACCTCGGACTTTGTTATAATATTAGAAACTGGGAAGAAACGTGGAAAATACTAAGAAAAGAATAGGCTTTGCCTGCAAATATATGCACCCTGATCAAACTCAGAAGAAGAAACTTCTTGAGGAGATTCAGCGTCCACTTAACACACGTTCAACAACTGTTGCTTGGTTAAACAGACAAACACGTGAAGTTGCTGAACAGCGTCTGTGGGATATTATGGTTCACAATATACAGAGTTATTGGAACCTTATCAACTATGTAGGAGGACTACCGAATGAACTTAGAATGGTTAGGTTGGGAAGTGACGTCCTACCTGTTTATACTCAGCGTGATTGGAGTTACTTCTGGCGCAAGCCTGATGTACGACAATATTGTGAAACCAACTTTGCTCACGTCGGCGCAAAGGCTCGTGAACTGGATGTTAGGGTGTCTATGCATCCTGGTCAGTTTACTGTACTTGCGTCAGATAATCCTGATATCGTAGAGAGGAGCATAGAAGAATTTGAATATCACACCGATGTCTTCCGCTGGATGGGTTACGGTCAATCATTTCAAGATGCGAAATGCAATGTGCATATCTCCGGTCGAAAAGGCCCACAAGGCATCATTGATGTATTACCGAGACTCTCGCCAGAAGCACGAAACACAATCACGATCGAGAACGACGAAATGTCGTGGGGAATCGACGCAAGCCTTGAACTTGCAGACCACCTTGCCCTCGTTCTTGACATACACCATCACTGGGTCAATAGTGGAGAATACATTCAACCCACCGACGATAGATTTGCTCGCATAGTAGATAGTTGGCGTGGTGTTCGTCCTGTCATACACTATTCAGTATCACGTGAAGATGTTCTTGTTGACCACGATCCTAACGTAATGCCAGATATGGAAAAGTTGCTTGAACAAGGATACAAGAAACAGAAACTGAGAGCGCATTCAGACTTTATGTGGAACAATGCTGTTAACGACTGGGCATTACAGTTCAATGACTACGCAGATATTATGGTAGAGTCGAAGGCTAAAAACCTTGCTAGTATTGCTCTTTACGAATCTATATAACCTTCTAGTGCTATAACAGCATCGATCATTTCAACTGGAAACCTAAGTATCAAATGAGCTCTATCTGTTTCTCCGTTATTGATTACAGAGTGTTCTAGTTTTGTATTAAGAATATATACGCTGCCATCTGCATCCATAGTTTTTTGTTTTCCGTCTACAGTAAAAATAAAATTACTATCTGAAATAACAGGTATGTGAATTTTATAAAAGTTGTGATAGTCTATGTGCGTACCTAGAGATGATCTAGGAGGCATAACTGTCAACGCTGTTCCTTCTGCCATATAAAAATGATTTTTAATTAGATTAACATAACCGAAATTAAGTTTTGTTTCTTTGAAATATAGATTTCTATTTTTAGTTGTATCGTAAGGAGCATTTGGAATTGTTATATCATCGAAGTCGGTATCAATCTGCCAACCATATATATTTTTTATGTTATATCCTTCTCCAATAGCAAAGTTACAGTCTCGCCAATCCACAATACCGCTATGCCAACGTAAATCGTCGTGCTCTAACTTTACTGTATTATAATAATCTTTAAGTTTGTGAATATTTACAGTTGTGTTTAGTTTGATTATATCGAATGTCATCGTATATAATTATGCCAACTGCTGTGTTTAATTTTTAATTGAAGTAATTCTTTGTTTTTGATGAGATCATAGTAGGTAGGTTTATAAGGCTCACGCCTTGGTTTGGGATATAACGAATTGCCTTTCGATATATTACAGGGCGAACACGCTGTAACACAGTTCTCCCATCCATTCTTGCCGCCCCGACTGACAGGGATAACGTGATCAACAGTGCATTTATTCCTATGAGGTAATTGTTCATCGCAGTATTGGCAGGTGAATTGATCTCTTAAAAATAAGTTGTATTTTGAAAATCTTACTTTGGTGTTTTTCTTTACATAGTCTTTTACTATAACAACTGCCGGCACTTTTGTTTCCCAACTAGGTGAACTAATAATCCAGTCATCATACCACTCTAAAACGGTTACACGTTCTAAAACTAATTGTTTAATAGATTCTTGCCAAGAAATTGTGCTTAATGGTAGTATAGAATATGGTCTGGCATCAGCATTTAATACAAGGGTGTCCACTGTTTTCCTCTTTTCCAAGTCCGACACTAATATTTATAATAAATACTCTTGATGTTAAAAGAACTGAAAGATATTATTGTAGAAGCAGATACTAAACGTGCTGTGCTTGTTCTTAATCCACTTCCATATGGCAGAGATGCATTAGAACCAGTAATGAGCAAAGATAGTGTTGACTTACACTATGGAAAACTTTCCAAAGGATATGTTGATCGCTATAATAATAAAGAAGGTGACGATTCTTTTAACTTCGGTGGCGCACATTTGCACAATTTATATTGGGCACACTTGCAGCCTCCAGTATCAGGAAATACACCATCAGGTGCATCACTGGAATTGATCGATAAAAAATTTGGATCCTTTCAAAAATTTAAAGAAAAATTTGTAGATACCGCTAAAAAATTACAAGGAAGTGGTTGGGTATATATGGATATCAAAGGCAAGGTTGATACCATTGCAAATCAGGACTTTAAACCAGGAACACAAATTATAATGTTAGTTGATATGTGGGAACATAGTTACTTACTTGACAAAACCAAAGACAAGTATTTGAACGATATATGGCGCATTATAAATTGGTCAATAGTAAACGATAGAATTCAAGGAGAATAAAATGTTAAAGTGGCTTAAAAATATTTTCACGCCTGCAGAAACTGAAGCACCGTTGGTGCTTGATAAACCTGTTGTGTGGAAAAAAGCAGAACTAGCGAAATGGACGAAGAAAGATCTAGAACATCTAGGTAGAGAACACGGCATTGAGTTAGATAGACGATTAACTAAAGCAAAATTAGTTGATCAAGTTTGGAAAGAAGTTAAACCTAAAAAATAAGGAGACAGGTATGTTAGACAAATTTAAGGGATGGGTAGCAAAAGCATTTCAAGAAAGAACATCTTGGGATGGTGCAGTTTTAATTGCATTTGGTATTATTGTATTAATTGCAAAACCTTTAGCAGGTTTATTGGCATATGCTGCTATTGCTTATGGCGCTTGGACTATTTGGAAGAGTGAATAGTTGAATGCCACAAGTAGTAAATCTTACAGATTCTGCAGTTAAGCATATGGAAGGCTTAATTGAAAAGACCGGCAAGCCCGTCGTTCGACTACAAATGAAGGGTGGCGGGTGTGCCGGATTTTCATATGATTGGCAGATGTCTGATTCTAAAGAACTAGATGATGAAGTGATAAAATTACCTAGCGGTGAATTCTGTATTGATAGTGCAAGTTTACTGTATCTAATAGGAACTGAAATTGATTATGTCGAAGAAGTATTTGGTTCTTATCTATCTATTAAAAATCCCAACTCAACATCAAGTTGTGGTTGCGGCGAAAGCGTAGGCTTTTAGTTATTACCAATTATAATGTCTGCATTAGCAGGCATATCCCATATTTGTTTTTGCTCAACACCTTTGCGTTGTGCAAATCTTTTAGCGTCACACTCACTGCAAACGTGAAAGTAATTGTTGCTTAGCCGGGCTCTGCTTATCTTTTTTAAATCCCTGGTAAATACATTGTCACAGTTATCGCATTTGAGTTTAACAACAGTTTTAGTACGTTTGTATACGTGTTCATTACCCAGTTTGCTCTTACGTTTGTGTGTAGTATCTTTTTGTTCTGTACCTAAAAACATAGTTGTATTTACTATTTTACATTAGGCTTATAGAATTTAATGATAAATATTGATAAGAAACAGTAGTTTTAGAGGATAAAAATGGCAAGACAAGTTATTGATACAGGTGCAGTAGGTAACGACGGAACCGGTGATAGTATTAGAGAATCGTTTCAGAAGGTAAACGATAACTTTAGAGAACTATACAGCTCATTAGGACTAGGTGAACGTTTAACGTTTATTGGCCTAAATGATTCACCTGCAACATATTTAGGTAATGAAGGTGCTGTTCTTGCAGTTAATCCTACAACAGATGCAGTAGTATTTAAAAATATCGTAGGCGGCGTCGGTGTTGCAATTGACGACACAACTAATCCAAGCGAGATTAGTATTTCAACAGAATTTAGTGAAATTTCAGGCGATACATCACCTCAGTTAGGTGGTAACCTGTCAGCAAGATCAGGTGGTAATCAATATAGAATTCAAGATTTAACAACTCCTGTAAGCGATGACGAAGGCGCAAACAAAGGTTATGTAGATACAAAAATTTCCCTACAAGGTGTAAATGCTGTTGATCCTGAAACAGGACAAACAAATGCGGCCTTTGGTACAATGGGGGGTCCTCTTATACTTTCAAGAGATCCAGAACCTGAAGATGACACAGTATATGACGGATTGATTGCAGCAACAAAACGTTATGTTGATAGTTCATCATTTGGTTCAAGTGTAAACTTATACGTTGCTACTTCTGGGCAAGACGAACGTCCAGGTGTATCGCCAGAACTACAAGGTAGAGCACTTGCATATGCATACAGATCACTCGAAGCAGCATTAAAACGTGCAGAAGAAATTGTTTTAGATTCAGAAAAAGAAATTGGTCCTTACAAAAAGATTTTAACATTTAACAATGGTGCAAGTGATGTAACACTTTCAAATATTGATACATCACCAGATTCAGGAACAGGATTTGCAGGCACTGCAACATTGAGTGTTGACACTATTAGTATTAGAACTGTAGGTGCAAACTATTTGCCAGGTGATATTATTGAACTTGACGGTGGAACAGGAAGTCCTGCAAGATATGAAGTATTAAGTACTGCATCAACGCCAGGAGCACTTGTTACATTTAGACAAATTAGTTCAGGTAACTATTCTGTAATACCAGGATCAAGTAACGTTGCAACAACTACAAATTCACAGTTTGGTGCAGGCGCAACATTTGATGTAACATATAGAGTTGCAGGTGTAACAATTACTAACGGTGGTTCAGGGTACAGTTTAGTATCAGTTAGAATTAACGGTGGCGGTGAGGTACGAGGCGGCTTTGGTATTGCACAAGTTGTAGCAGGTGAAATTACTGCTATTGAAATTACAGACCAAGGTGCAGGATTTACAGCAATACCAAGTGTTGTTGCTGACCTTCCAAGATTTTTACTAAGAACAGATGGACAACGTACAGACTTTACAGGTGATGTTTTAACTGACACGGATGTTGCATTTAGAACAAGAGATATTAGAGAAGGACTTTTCTTACGTGGTGAAGACTCCGGAGCACTTGCACAGATACTAGGACACACTGGTGCACTTGATAGTGGTGGTAATGAAATTTTCGATGTTGATATCAAATATGGTGACTTCCAACTTGGTGAAGTAATTGCATATGGTGATGTTAGTAATCAAATCAATATTACTATTAAAGTTGAAAGTGGTATCTACGAAGAACATTACCCATTAAAAGTTCCACAGAACGTATCAATTGTCGGTGATGAATTTAGACGTTGTATTATTAGACCTAAGCCAGGAACTTCCAGTTCACCTTGGGCTTTCCAAAAGTTTAGACGTGACACTGTCATTGACGGTATGACCGTTACAGATAGACTGTATGGTCATCATTATCTACACGACACTGGTGAACCTGTTTATCCTAAGATTGATAATCCAGGAAATTATAAACAGTCTGCAGAACTATTAAAACTTAACAAAATTTTTATTCAGAACGAAGTTGTTGAATGGATTGACAATCAAATAGCAAACAGTATTGCACCATTTGATCTAACTTTCCAATATAACAAAAACTTATGTAAGCGTGATGTAGGCTTACTTGTTGATAGTATGATTTTCGATCTGAAGTATGGCGGTTATAACAGAACCATTTCAGCAGCACTAAAATATTTTGAAAGTGTAAGTGCTAGAAAAGCAATTACTGAGCAATTATCTGAAACTATTGCAGGTATTAATAGAATTAACTATCTTGCAAGTTTTGTTGTTAACAATAATCCTGTCGGAACAACTTTTCAAAATACATTCCCACAAATTATTGATACAGCATTTTTAAAAGAAACAGGAACAGAAACAGTATTTGATGATTTGATTACAGCAGTAATTGATGTAATTAGTAGTTCAGGTAGAGTTAACTATCCGCAAGAAAACCAATTCCTTGATGTGTTTTTGGCAAACGATGCTGTTCGTTGGCAAGGTATTACAATGCAAGGACACGGAGGCTTTTCTCTTGTACTTGATCCAGAAGGACAAATCCTTGCTAAATCACCTTATGCACAAGAATGTGCATCATTTTCAAGATCAATTAACAAGCAAACATTCGCAGGTGGTATGTTTGTTGATGGTTTCTCAGGAAACTTACAGTTTGAACATTTAACTTCAACATCAGACACAAGATTAGGCGTCGGTGGATTAGATAGATTCCCGCAGTTACCTGCATCATTTATTGTTGACGATGCTGTATTTAGAATCAACTATGTTAGAGACTTTGTATACAGTCCTAATGGTTCAACTGCAACATTCGTACTTGATGAAACTACACCGTTCCAACGATCTGCAGGTTATCAAACACTATCAGGTATTACAGTAGCCAACCCTGGGGTGTTTACAAAAAATGACCATAGACTGCAGGCTGGCGCAATTGTTAGATTTAGATCTCAAGGCGGATCATTACCAGCACCGCTTGTAGCAGACAGAGATTACTATGTTTTTGAAGATGGATTAACAAATAACACTTTCCAAATTAAAGCAGATTTTGATGGCGAAGTTCCTATCGAAATTACAACAGGCGGTTCAGGAACTATTCAATATCTAAGAATTTATGAAGTATTGATGCCTGGTAACAGATCAATGCTATCAAATGACTTTACACAAGTTGCAGATATGGGGTATGGCCTAGTTGCAACAAACGGTGGTTTGACAGAATCAGTTTCGATGTTTACATACTACTGTTACGCATCTTACTATTCAATCAATGGTGCGCAGATACGTTCAGTAGGCGGTTCGTCTGCACACGGCGTCTATGCTCTTGTAGCAGAAGGTTCAGATCCATTAGAAGTTCCAACACCAGTTACACTGTTCAATGACCTTGCACAACGAGTAGATGCCTATGCTCCTACTCCTGCATTTGCTTCAACAGCAAATGGTTTGTTTGTTTATGTTACAAACTACGATTATACTCCGTTAAACAACTCAGAACTTGAAGTTGATCACGGAAATTTAATTTATAGATATCCAGTTACTTCGGTAACCACGCAGGATTTACCAGATGGCGTTGCAAGACTTAACTTAACATCTGACGAAACAGGAAACTTTGACGGACTATTTGCAAGTATTCCAGATGGAACTAAAATGTCATTGCGTTCAAACTCGCAGGTTATTTTAACAGGTGATATTGTTAACGTTGCAACAAGACCGTCAACAGGTTTAAAACTTAATGAATCATCAAACGTTTATCGTGTTCTACAGTTTGAAGACTATTCAGATAGTAGAGGTAACTTCGAAGTAACATTTACAAGTGGTGCTATTACAACACTTAGAATGTTAGCAACAATTACTGATACAGATAGCTCAAGCGATATCGCAACATTTGATAAGCCTCACAGATTAAGAAGAGGAGATACATTTACTGCTCAATCTACGCAGGTAGGTTTTAGTGTTGGTGTAACATACTATGTTATTGATGTTCCTAATTATAATCAAGCAATTTTTAGTGCTTCGCCAGGAGGTGTTACACTTGGGTTAACAACAGGAACTGGATTAACTCTTAAAGGTATTATTCCTCACAAACAATTACGTAACTATATCTTTACATTTGAGTCTACTGGAGACTTACCAGAAGGTATCTTAGAAGGACAGAAATATTACGTTAAGGAAACTGGACTAACAGATACTACTTTCCAAATTGGAACGTCACTTCAAACTAATGCTATTGGTACTACTACAACTGGTACAGGAACTATTACAGCCAATGTTGAAGGACTTGGTAAAACAACACTTAGAGAAAACTATGACTATATCGACTTAACTCTTTATAAGCCAGGTGAGATTGTAGGAACTACAGGCGCTGGCGGAACATATTCTCAAGGACCAACTACTCCAGTAACGATTAGTATCGGTGCGCCGGCTGTGTTTACAAGTGTAGGACACGGACTAACACAGGGCGATTGTATTGTTGTACAAACTACAGATAAACTACCAACAGGTATTAACGAACAGAATCATTACTTTGTTTATAGTACACCAACGGCAGACACATTTACAGTAAGTTTAGAATGGCCTACATTGGCTGCTGCTGTACAACTTGAATCATTTAGTCCACAAGCAGGTACACATTCCTATGCTAAAGTAAAAGGTTTAGCAGGTGATACTGAAATCGCTGTTGTTCCAGTTGCTCCTGCAGATAGATCAAGAGTGCCTGGTTCAAGAATGCTATTCAAAGGTGAAGAATATATCATTGATACATACGAATCAGAAGATGATATTAACGTAGAACCATATGCAAGAATTACACTTAACAGACCTTTAGAAGATAGTTTATTAGATTTTGGTGCTACCTACACAATGAGAAGTGCTGTACCAGCAAGAGCTGGTGGCGCTGATGGTAACTTAACAATTAGAATTTCGTTGACTCGTGTTACATCACACGATTTACTAGACATTGGTACAGGATCATACGCAGACACTAACTATCCAAATGAAATTTACGGTCCACCTGTTAATGCAGTTAACGCAGCAACTGAAACAGATGAACGTGATGTGGGACGTGTGTTCTATGTAACCACTGACCAATTTGGTAATTTCAGAGTTGGACCTTACTTTAGTGTTGACCAAGGTACTGGTCAGGTTACATTCTCAGCAGCGATTGCATTGAGTAACTTGGACGGACTTGGATTTAAACGTGGTGTTCCTATTGCTGAATTCTCAACAGACTCTGGAATGAGTGACAATGCTGTTGATACAGTACCAACAGAGAATGCTGCTCGTGTTTATATTGAAAGACGTTTAGGTAAAACACACAATGGTGCTGCGGTACCACAAGGTAACTTGATTCCACCATTAAGCGGTGGCTTCTTAGCACTAGATGGCGGCCTTCCAATGAAAGGCCCTGTGGATATGGATGTTACTAACAAGGTTGTTAACCTTGCTGATCCTACTGATCCACAAGATGCAGTTAACCTTAGAAGTTTAACGTTTGAAAATATTCAAAACTTTGGCTTTGATTCAGTTGCGGCAAACGAATTTATTGTGTTTACAGGTGTTGGACAAGAAGCGATTAACGTTAGCGTTGTTGGTGATATTGACTTTAATATTGATTCAACTGCAAATACTATTGATGCACAGATTAATCCAGACACAATTTTAAATGCTGATGTTAATAGTGCAGCAGGTATCGAACAAAGTAAATTGTTAATGCAACTTGCAGGTACAAATGCAGCAGCACCGACAGGTACACAAGAAGATAAACAAGCAGCAAGTGGTGTTGCTAGTTTTGACGATGCACAATTTACAGCAAGTAATGGTTGGATAACATTAAAAGATAACGGTACTCCAAGAAGTGCATTAGCACAAGTTACAGCAAGAAGTGTTATTGGTAACAACCAACTTACAACTGATGATGCTGCTGATGTGTCGTTTTCAACTGTTGTTGATAACGGCGGCGGTATTAAAAAAACACAATATGGTACCATTGGATTCTTACGTAGAACAAATGCTGTAAGTAATACTGATGATTTAGATTATACAGTTATCGACGCAGTAGCAGCATATACTGGATCTGGTGATAATAATACACTTATCCAAAGAGATAGTAACGGTGACTTTGCTGCTAACAATGCAGACTTTAGTACATTAAAAATTGATACTAAAACTGCTATTGATACAGGTACTGTTGCATCGGGCGGATTTATTAGACTTTATACCTATGGTGGTAATGGCGGTATTTACTTACAAGACGGTTCATTGTCGCAAGATAAAACTAACCAGTATTGGAATAACAAACACGAATTTAAGACACAAGATGGTTTGAACAATGCACCTATTGTTGCTAGTTCGGTAGAAACACTTGTGCTTACAACAGGTGGTAATACAACAACCGGTCAAGTTACAGGTAGATGGTCACTTACAGGAACATCACCAAACGAATCAAGATTTGAAGCAACTTATGCTGCTGACCTTGCAGAATACTACGAAGGTGACAAAGAATACGAAGTTGGTACTGTGCTAGTATTTGGTGGTGAAAAAGAAGTTACAACTACTACAGAACGTATGAGTAGAAAAGTAGCAGGTGTTGTTTCAGACAGAGCAGCGTATGTTATGTACAGTGCGTGTCCAGGATTGAAAAATCTAGTTGCACTACAAGGTAGAGTTCCTGTAAAAGTTGCAGGAAAAATTGAAAAAGGTGATACTATAGTAACTTCACACATACCAGGTGTTGCAGTTGCAACAGATGATCCTAAAGCAGGAACAATTATTGGTAAAGCAATTGAAGCATATGATAGTGATCATATAGGAACAATTGAAGTTGCGGTAGGGAGATCATAATGGCTATATTTGATAACAATATTAATCCAGGTAATCCACCACTCAATTGGCAAAAGATTCACGATGCTTTTGATATTATAAATCAAAACTTTACACAGGTCGGTGCAGCCATTGCTCAATACAGAGAAGTTAATATTATTAATATTGACCAAAGCAATCCTGTAAAAGTAACTACAGATGGTAGTCACGAACTTACGGGTGCTACAAGAATTGTAATCAAAAGCACAGGTGTATCACAACTTGATGGTAACGAATACTATGTAAAAATTGATAGCGAAGACGAAGTTTTACTTTATACTGACGAAGCATTAACTACAGCAGTTGATGGATCAGCACACGATGGTTATCCATCATCCGGTGGTACATTACAAGGCTTTTCACCATTTGCAAACCTAGACTTTGATGTATTTAGAAACAGTATTATTCCAGCAGAAACAGGTAGATTTGATTTAGGTTCAGCAACTAAGCAATGGAGAGAAGTACACATTGAACCAGGTAGTGAAGTTCCTGGTGCAGAAAACAACGGACTATGGTTAGGAACTGCATTAATTAGAGGACAAGGGAATACAATCACTTTACCATTTGGTTCTACAATCTTTACAGAAGATGAAGATGCTGATCCTGTACCTATCCTAGATCCTAACAAAACATTTTTTAAAGAAGTACAAGTTGATAATGACCAAGTAGTTGTTGCAAGTAGTTTTGTAGACAGTCTTAATTTATTAAGTGGTACAGCGATCCAAATGACTGTAGATAGTGGTGCTGAAAGTATTACTATTGCTAACACAGGTGTTACACAACTTGCAGGCAGTACAGGTATTAGTGTAAGTGCTGCAACAGGTAATATCACACTAAGCAACACAGGTGTTACAAGTGTTGGTAACGGTAGCACATTGCCATCAGGTCTTCCAGTAGGATCAGGTATTTCGAGAGATAATACCACAGGTGTTGTTACACTTACAAACACTGGTGTACTTGATCTAGATGCCGGGTTTGGTGTTACGCTTTCAAGAGATGACGCAACTGGTATTGTAACAGTAACCAATGCTGCACCAGCAGTTAACACGTTTGGTACATTTGCTGTTTCAGGACAAGCAGATGTAAGTCCGGATAACACAGCAGATACATTAGAGTTTATAGAAGGTTATGGTATTGTAATTACTACGGATGGTATCAATGATAGAATTACATTTACACTAGATCAAAATATTGATATTAACGGTTCAGTTTTTGCAGACGATTCAACACTACTAGTTGATGCTGTAATGGGCAGAATTGTTGCAGATGTTTATGCAGATGTTTACGGTAACGTAACAGGAAATGTAACAGGAAATGTAACAGGTGATACTACAGGTTATCATACAGGTGATGTAACAGGATCTGTATTTGCAGACAATTCAAGTATTATGGTTGACGCTGTAAACGGCACTTTATTTGGTGACCTTACAGGAAATGTTACTGGTAACGTTACAGGTAACGTTGACGGTATTGTTGGAGGTACAACTCCGGCAGCAGTGACAGGAACGGTTATTACTGCTAACACAAATTTTGCAGGACCACTTACAGGTAACGTAACAGGTGACGTAACAGGATATCAAACAGGTGATATGACTGGTTCAGTATTTGCTGATGATTCAACTAAACTTGTAGATGCAGTAGAAGCAAAGATTGTTGGTCCAATTCAATCAGATAATATTAGAGGATCATTTATAGGTACAGTGTTTGCAGATGATTCTACAGTAATACTAGATGAATTAGGGAATTTGAGGTACTATCCTACTACGCCAGGTGACTGGAATGGAGATGCTCCAACAACGGTAGGCGAGGCGCTGGATAGATTGGCCACGCTGATCAAAACATTAAATGCTGGAACGGGGGCGTAAGTAGATGGCTAAACTAACAGTAAACATCGGAACAAGCGCAAACGACAGAACGGGTGATAACCTACGCACAGCGTTTAACAAGATTAACACAAACTTTACGGAATTATATACTGCATTAGGTTTAGATGATGCAAGTTTAAACCTAGGTGCATTTGAATTCACAGGTAGTGTAATGACTACCACTGACTCAAGTGCAATCACAATTGATCAGGCGGTAACGGTAACAAGTGATCTAACAGTGGGCGGGGACGTTGTTCCAAGCACTGACCTAGGCAGCAGTCTGGGATCAGCAACAAAGAGATTTAAGGATCTATACATCAGTAACAACACAATCTTCCTAGGCAATACTACACTAGGTGTTAGTGCAGGTGGCACTCTAGAAGTTGGTGGTTCAAGTGTATCTTCAGTAATAGATTATAACGACATACAAAACACACCTACAGTTCCTACACTAACAAGTGAACTTACAAACGATAGTGGATTTGTTACTGCTGCTGATACTTTTAATTTTAATATTACAGGTGATGATAGCACAGTAAGAACAGTTCAATCAGGCAGCACTATTGGAATTGTTGGTGCTACAGGTATTACCACAGCAAGTGATGCAGACGGTAACATTACTATTACTGGCACAGCACAGGATTTTGCATTTAGTTCATTAACAGGAACTCCAACTACAATTGCAGGGTATGGAATTACTGATGCTCAATCAGCATTGGTATCAGGAACCAGCATTAAGACCATCAACGGAACTTCATTGCTTGGTTCGGGTGATGTTACTATAAGTGGAGGCGGTGGACTTGCCGACGTAGTGGATGACACAACTCCACAACTTGGCGGGAACTTAGACGTAAACGGAAACTCAATAGTTTCTGTAAGTGACGGTGATATTAACCTTGCTCCTAATGGCGCTGGTGAAGTTACTGTTACTGGTAATGCAACGATAAGCAACGTTGCCAAAGCATATGAGATGATTGTTACGAGTTCTAATGCCGCTCTAAAACTTGGTGATGGCACAGGCAGTGAAGGATATATGAACATATATCTTAACAATGTTTCCGGTGGAGCAAAACACGTAATTCAATCTTATCCAACTGCTGGTGGCGGATTTAAAATTCAAAACCTAGTAAACGATCAAGCGATTACGTTTGAAACTAAAAATAGTTCAGGCACTACAAAAACACCTTTGGTACTAAACGGTGATGGAAGTGTTGACCACGGTTATGTTGTAGAAAAAACTATACAAACAAGTGAAACTGGCGCAGGCGATGACAAAACATTAGATACAGTAGATGAAACTGTTTATCTTGGTGCGAAATATGAAGTGATGTTTGTAACAGGAAGCGTTGTAAACTATGTAGAATTTTTTGCAAATTTCGTTGAAGATGAAATT